AATTTACGTCTTTCATCAGTGTCTAAATAAATATAATCTACCCATAATTCAGCAGTTAAATTATCTACACCACCACTAGGTTTATTATTTTTAGAACAATTTTCAGCAGTGTCAAATTCAATAACAACTTTTACTTCATGATATTGTAAAGCAATTAAAGGTAATGCTAAACCAATATTTCTACAGAACCAAAATTCTAAAGGCACATACATTTTATTAGTATCATCAACACCACCTTTTCCACCAACCATTTTATAATAACCTTCTTTTTTTCCTACAGGTAAAGATAACTCATTCCAGATATACATCCAATCAGAATAATGTTTATCTATTCTTTGACCACCTATTTCTACTTCTGCTGATTTAATAGCACGTAAACCTAAATAAGGAACCGCATCATCTCTATTACTACAAGTCATAACTAAATAAGCTCTTGAGATTAAATCACCATTTCTTGATATAGTAGCGGTTACACGTTGACCGAATTTTACAGAACCATTAAAAGTTTGTTGTATTGATTCTAAAGCGAAGTTAGTGTGTCTTCTATAAACAACTTTAAAAAAGGTAATTTGTGGATTACCTGTTAAATAAACATCTTGAGCACCATATGCAACTAATTGTAAAAGACCTCCTCCCATTATATACTATATATCTAATTATAACAAAGAAAAAATAAATATTTATTTTTAACATAATAAAATTAATTTGAGTAAGCAATACCACCCATACCAGATAATATACGTAATACGTTGTAATTAACAGCAAATACTGATAATTCTTCTACATCATGATTACCAATTTTATCAAAAGTTAAATCTAAAGTAGCAGTATCTATTCTAGACATATTTAAAGTTCCGGATGGTTGATGTTCTTCTGGTTTTAATGCGAAGGAATAAACATTGATACCACGATTATTTGGTATATTTTCATGATGTTGGAAAGGTTGTACTAAATTGAAATAATCGCCATCTCTAGTATAAAATCTGTCATTACCATTCAATATTAATTTAGCAGATTTTGTTGAATTTGATTTACTACTATTTGGACCAAACATTTGTGATATATCTTCATATGAATTTATATGGTTACTAGTAGCAGAACCATGCTCTAAATCATATAAACTATTTCTTTCATATATACCTGTATTAGTATAATTCATCCAGCAAACATTACTAGAATTATCAGTATGACCAGCCCAAACTAATTCTTTAACAGGATGATTGAAATTTAATTTAACCTTCGCTTGTGATCCACTTACTGATTCTTTACCAGTAAACTGTAATTGTTCTATTAAATATTCATGAGATGATTGAGCAAATTTACGTCTTTCATCAGTGTCTAAATAAATATAATCTACCCATAATTCTGCTTTTAAATCTTCTATTTCATTACCAATATAAAGAGAACAATCAGTAGCATTTGCGAATTCTATATTAAGTTTTACTTCATGATATTGTAAAGCAATTAAAGGTAATGCTAAACCAATATTTCTACAGAACCAGAATTCTAAAGGTACATACATTTTACTAGAAATTAGTCCTCCTGCACCACCAACCATTTTATAATAGCCTTCTTTTTTTCCTACTGGTAAAGATAATTCGTTCCAGATATACATCCAATCAGAATAATGTTTATCTATTCTTTGACCCCCTATTTCTACTTCGGCCCATTTAATAGCACGCAAACCTAAATAAGGAACAGCAATATTACTATTGTTATAGTTTGTAGCACAACTCATAACTAAATAAGCTCTTGATATTAAATCACCATTTCTTGATATAGTAGCGGTTACACGTTGACCGAAACTTACAGAACCATTGAAAGTTTGTTGTATAGATTCTAAAGCAAAGTTAGTGTGTCTTCTATAAACAACTTTAAAAAAGGTAATTTGTGGATTACCTGTTAAATAAACATCTTGGGCACCATATGCAACTAATTGTAAAAGACCTCCTCCCATTATATACTATATATCTAATTATAACAAAGAAAAAATAAATTTTAATTTTTAACATATTAAAATTAATTAGAATAAGCTAAACCACCCATTCCAGACATTATACGTAAAACGTTATAATTAACAGCATAAATTAATAAACTACCTCTTCTAGTATCAGGTTCAATTTTAACATTTAAATGAGCACTATCTATTCTTGACATATTTAAAGTTCCTGATGGCTGATGTTCCTCTGGTTTTAAAGCAAATGAATAAACATTAATACCACCATTTTTAGGAATATTAGTATGATGTTGATACGGCTGAACTAAATCAAAATAAGAACCTTCTCTTTTAGCTATACGATCAGTACCATTTAATTTTAAATCACAAGAAACAAAAGGATTTTTTCCTCCATCATCCTCCATAGGATCTTTAGAATAATTATTCCAATTTGCGACTATATTACTTGTAGAATTTTCAGTACCAGAAAGTTGTGGCCATTTAGCAACCCATATTAATTCTTTACAAGGATGATTAAAATTTAATCTAATTTGTTGATTATATTGTTCTTCTCCAGTAAATTGTAATTGTTCTATTAAATATTCATGTGATAATTGAGCAAATTTTCTTCTTTCATCTGTATCTAAATAAATATAATCAACGTAAATATTACATTCAAAAGAGTTTATATGAGAATCAGTGATAGCATTTCCACTAGGATCACCATGAATAGATGGATTACTACTATCATGTACATTAAAAGCAATTTCTTGTTTAGTTGAAAATTCCATTTTAAATTTTACTTCATGATATTGTAAGGCAATTAAAGGTAATGCTAAACCTACATTTCTACAAAACCAAAACTCTAAAGGAATAGATAATTTTGTTTTTTTATCTTTTTTTAGTTTAGATAAATAATCTCCATTTGCCCCTACCATTTTATCATAACCAAATCTTTTACCGATAGGTAAAGATAATTCATTCCAAATATACATCCAATCTGAATAATGTTTATCAACTTGTTGACCTCCAATTTCACATACTACACTTTTTAATATTTTTAAACCTAAATAATCTACATATTTAGTTAAATTATTATCACCATTATACGTTAATCCTGGTATATCAAGTTCAACATAACAGCGATTTATTAGATCACCATTTCTAGATATTTGACATGTTATTGTATTACCATATTCAGCTTGTCCATTAAAAACTTGTCTTATAGATTCAATAGCGAAATTAGTATGTCTTCTATAAACAACTTTAAAAAAGGTAATTTGTGGATTACCAGTTAAGTAAACATCTTGTGCACCATACGCAACTAATTGTAATAGACCGCCGCCCATAATATATAGTATCTTATACTAATACATTAGAAAAAAATATTTAGATATAAAAACATGTTTTATTAAAAATAATATACATTAAACAATGTTTAAAGATAAAACTTCAAAAAAAAGAATAAATAATACAGCAAATAAAGATAATTGTACATTGAATATAATGCATTTAAATATAATTAAAGAATTTGAAAATAAAAAAAAAGAATATGATGATTTTATAGATAAAAGAAATTCTTTAAATAAAACAAAAGATTTTCTTTCTTCAAATATTTTAATATTAAATAATAATAATATTTTAGATTCAAATTATGATAAATTATGGAATTCAAATATCTTAATTAAAGAAGAAATTATTAAAATTGATAAAAAAATAAAAGAATTAAAAAAATATGAAGAAGTAGATTATTATAATGATACAAGTCATATATTATTTAATTATTATGATATGATAGAAAAAGAATCTAAAAATATTTTTACTAATCAAAAAACTATTTTAGATGCTTTAAATAATAAAAATGAAACCGTAAATAATTTAAATACAGATAAAAGTCAATTAGTTGATGAATATTTATCTTTAACAGATAAAAAACATATAAAAAAAACAAGTAAAGAAAATTTGGAAATATGTAAAGAATGTAATACAAAATTAACTTGTTTACAACATGAAGCAATATTAGTTTGTGAAAATTGTGGTTATCAAGAAACACTACTTGTAGAACAAAATAGACCTATATTAAAACAAAATACTAAAGATACTTCACATTTTAGTTATAAAAGGATAAATCATTTTAGAGAATGGTGTAATCAAGTACAAGGTAAAGAAAGTACGGATATACCAGATGATATATTTGAAAAAATATTAGGAGAAATAAAAAAAGAAAAAATCGAAGATACTAAAAAAATAACATACACAAAAATGCGAGAAATTTTAAAAAGATTAAGAATAAATAAATATTATGAACATATTAATTATATATTAAATAGAATAAATGGATTACCTACACCTCAATTTTCAGCAGAATTAGAAGAAAAATTATGTATTATGTTTAGAGATATACAAGGACCTTTCTTAAAACATTGCCCGAAAGATAGAAAGAACTTTTTATCATATAGTTATGTTTTATATAAATTTTTTCAAATTTTAGGATTGAATGAGTCTCTTAAGTACTTTCCATTATTAAAAAGTAGGGAAAAATTATATTTACAAGACCAAATATGGAAAAATATATGTATAGAATTAGATTATCCTATAATACCATCACTTTGATTTTTTTTTTGTTTTTTTATTTATAACTTCACGAATATTTAAAT